TGAAAATACGTTGATTTCTATGCAAACGTTGCCAGCAGGAACAACGCCAACGACACCAGTAACGCCAAGTGTTATTCTAACCGCTACTCAAGTATAGGTGATTTATGCCATTGAAGAAGTGTGCAAGTAAAGCGTGTGTATCCAAGAACATTAAGACTGAGATGGCATCGGGAAAATCGCAAAAGCAAAGTGTGGCGATAGCGCTTGATGTTGCTAGAAAGGCGAAAGCAAAGAAAAAATGAATGATCTAAAAATCAATGCGCAACACATAGCAGATTTAAAAAATGCTATGCAGCAAGCCATTGATGACGGTGAAATTGCTAAAGTTGACGCGCCATTAGAGCATTATTTTGCTGCTGGATTATATGGGCGCAGAATCTTTGTTCCAGCAGGCACCACTGTAGTTACAAAGGTCCATAAAGTTCAGCATATTGCTATAGCTTTAAAAGGAACTTGTACAGTTATTGATCAGGATGGCAAGAAATCAATTGTTTCTGCGCCATCTGTATTTATTACAGAACCCGGAACGCAAAGAGCTATTTTTTGTCATGACGATGTTGAATGGATAACTGTTCATGCATCGGAATCAAATGATGTGCAAGTTATTGAAAAAAATGTAACTTGTGATTCATTCGAGGAATATAATATGTTGATTGAATCGCAGAGGGCATTGCCATGAGTTTTTTAATGTTAGGCGGCGGGTTGCTGACTATGGCTGGAGGTCTTGCAAGTGGCGCAATGGCTTCTGGCGGTGCTTCTGCTGCTGCAAAAATGCAGCAGTACATTGCGCGCTTGCAGGCTGAAGAAGCTAACAAATGGTATGCATCTGCGAAGAATCGCATGAAACCATATCAGCAAATTGGCGCACAACAGATGCCAATTTATCAGCAAGCGCTGCAAGATTATTCAAACGCAATTCCAGGTTATTGGGATCAGCTTGGTAACTATCAGCAAGCTGTAGACGCATATCGTCAGACTGCAATTCCTGGTGTAGAGCAAGCAATTAGAGATTATCAGACAGTCGCGCCACAGTATCAGCAAGCAATGCGTGACTATGGTGGCGCTTTACAGCGTTATGAAGGCATGGTTGGCAACCTTGGCGCAACTGCTGGCGAAATGGGCGATCTTGCCAAGCGTTATCAGCAGGCAGTAAATCGTTACTATGGTGCTGCTGGAAGGTACGAGGGTGCTATTCCAGAAATGACTCGGGCTTTTACGCAAGCGGACTATGAAGCAAGCCCAGTTTACACACCAATGGTGCGTAATCTTGCTGAATTGCAGGCTACGCCAGGCTACCAGTTTGAGCTTGAGCAAGGCCAGAAAGAACTTGCACAAAGTGCTGCTGCACGTGGTGGCACGTTATCTGGCGCACAGCTACAGGCATCAAGACGTTTCGGTCAGCAGCAGGCAGCTACAGGCTTCCAAAACGCATGGCAACGCGCTCAGAACGCTTACCAAACCGCACTTGGACAACATCAAAACTATCAGAAACAGATGGCTGGTGTGCTTGGTGAGAATGTCGCAAACTTTGGTCAGGGCGCACAGTTAACTGGTGCAGAAGCCAACATTATTTCTGGTAAAGCTGGTATTCAGGCGCAGCAACTTGGAGGTATGGGTACTGCGCTTGGAGGTTACGGTACTGCCGTTAATCAGGTTGGCGGTCTTGGCGATCTTTTAGGTGCTGGAGTTCAGCAACAAATTGGACGCGCTGGGCTTTATGGTAACGCAGCAAATATGGCGCAAACTGGCGCTGGTTTATACGGTGCTGGCATGAAACTGCTCAACCAAAATATTGCAAACAGACTTGGTGCTGTTAACTTTGGTTACGGCGCTAATATGGACATGAATAATCTTGGCATGCAACGCCTTAATCTGATCAATCAAGCTCTTGGTGGATACGGCAATGCATCAGCGGCCAACTCAATTGCACAAGGAAATATTGCTGGCAATATGATCGGTCAGGGTCTTGGTGCCATTGGTGGCATGATGGGTAATTTTGGCGGTTCTGGCGGTCTTGGCAGTTTGTTTGGCGGCGGTGCTAGTGGCGGTGGCTCTGGCGGTTGGGGCGGCGCATTTGGGGGCGGCGGCTACGGCAGCATGGGTCATGGTGGAATTACAAAGCCGCTGATTATTGACACAAATGTACCAGGCAGCATTCCAAGATAAATTTAAATAAGGTATAGCTATGGCTGATCTATTAACTACGTTTGCTAACGCATACAGATACAACCCAAATGCTGCATTTGAGGGCGCTCAAAACATGCAGAATATGATGACAAACGCGCTTGATTATCAGCAGAAGCGCGAAGCGTTAGAGGCGCAGCGTAGCATTAAAGAGTTGTACGCACAAAATCCGCAACCTGGCTTTGAAGACATTGCACGCATTGATCCTGCATTTGCTATGCAACAGCAGATTGCAAATATGAACATGCGAGAAAAAATGCTGAAGTCAGAAAAGACGCAAGGCGAAATTTCTGAACAACAAAAAACAGCGTTTGCACGTACAGCAGCACCAATTGCTGAAAAGTATGCTGGTATGCAGATGAATCCACAAACTATGGCGCAGTTTCATAGCGAAATGGGTGGCGCACTTGCGCAATTTGAACAGCAAACTGGTATTAAACCACCTCCGGGATTTAATGTGGAAGCCCTAAGTCCAGACAGTGTTTTGATGTGGGCGGCACCATATTATCAGTCTCCAACAATGGCAAACAGAGCAGCGGTTGATCGTCAGGCTGCTTTGAATCAGTTGCCACCTCAGATGACACCTAATCAAGCCTTTGGGTATTACAACCCAACAGAATACGGAATACAGCGTGTTCCTGGCATGGGCGGCATGAGTGGTCAAGCAGGAATGTCGCAAGGTCCTGTATTAAGGCAACAAGGTGTAACGCCATTTGCGCCTACAGGCGTGCAGCAAGAAGCGTACACAACCGAAGGTGCTATGCCATCTGGTATGCAGCCTGCACCAATGACGAATGTTGCAGAAGACCTTGCAAAGATGAAAGCGGTGCGCGCTCAGATGCCTGCTGGTCGTCAACGAGATGCAATGGACAAGTTAATTGCGGATCTTGAGGCTGGTAACGTTGGACAAGCTCCAGTGCCGACTGATGAGCAATTTGTCACTGGGCAAGATATTCAGCGTGCAAAAGAAGAAGCGCGTCAGAAAGAGATTTTAATGCAAGCTGAAGGTGCTGGTTTGCGCAAAACCGCTGAAACAGAAGCAGAACGCAAAGCAGAGGGCGAAAGAATCACCGGCGCATTTAAGCGTGCAATGGGTGAGGGCGGCGTATCTCGCGTTATGAAGCTAATTTCAGAGTCTACTAGTGGCCCGACTGAGGAGTTTGCAGCAGGCGTAGTTGGTGGCATTCCACGTCCAGGTGGGTCACGCTCAACTGCTGGCATGGAAAAGATTGGAGCGCTTACAACTGTTGCAAAAGAGCTTGCAAAAACGATTGAACGCTCACCTGGCCCGCAGTCAGACAAAGATGTTGCACTAGCAGCATTGGCAGCGGCTGCAATTGACAATCCATCTATTCCTTACAACCAAAGAATGGCTGGTTTCTTGGAGTTTACTAGAATCATTTCGCAGCGCGCTAATGACTTGGGTCTTGATCCTGCATCAATTGGTATTGATGTTGATGTGTCTACTGGTGCTGCAAACGCTCCACAGGCACAACCGGCATCTGCTGGGCGATTACGCATTGGTGACATTAAAAACGGTTACGAATACCTTGGCGGCAATCCTAATGATCAATCTAGCTGGAGGAAGTCACGCTAATGGCTAATCCTTGGGAACAATCATGGCAAACTGAAGATGGGCCTTGGTCACAAGATTGGTCTGGAGTGCAAGCTGCTCCAGCATATAAATATCAAGCGAAACCGTATGAATTTCAGTTAGATATTTCAAAGCCAGAAACCGAATCTCCCGCAATGCAGGCGCTCAAAGGTGGCGCAATTGGATTGCGACAGACACGACGTGGCTTACAAGGTCTCTTTAGTGAACCTACAGAAAGTGATCTTGCTGAGCAGGCGGCAATGCAGGATTATTTGAATCGATCTGGATGGGCTACTCTTGGAAAAACCATAGAGCAAATTCCACAATACGCGCTAGCAACTGGACTTGGCCCAGCGACAATGCTTGGGCGTGGAGCAATGTCTGGATTGACTGCATTTTTAACGTCACCAGAAGACAGAGCAAAAGAAGCTGGATTAGGCGCTATCGGATCTATTGCTGGAGAGCAAGCTGTCAATCTTGGCGCGAAAGCCCTGCGTGGTCCAATCGCACAAGAATATGTATCTGGCTTGTATGAAAAAGGCATTAGGCCAACTTTAGCGCAAGCACTTGGTGGCGGTTGGAAAGAGGCAGAAGAAAAGTTAACTAGCATTCCATTGATTGGATCGGCTGTACAAAGAGCGCAAAAACGTTCTCTTGAGTCATTTAACACTGCATCAATTAAAGGAATCATTGATGAGCTAAATACTGGGCTTATGGAGTCCAGCGAGGGGCGTAATCTTATTCCTGCTGGCGCTAACGCGCTTCGTCAAGAAGTTACAAATATTGGCAAGATTGAGCCTGGAGCCAAAGGGATTGAACAAGCCTATGGCGCTATTTCGCGAGTTTATAATGATCTTGCTGAAAATTCGAGAGGATCAATTACGCCAGCATTGTCTGAATCTTTAACAATGGCTAAAGACAGAATGCACAGCATTTCACCAGAAGCCGGTAAAAGTTTTGATGCGCTGTTTAATCAATATATTGCTGGTCGTATCGATCCAAATGGCGCTATCTCTGGCAGAACCATGAAAGAGATTGATTCTGATCTTACTGGGCTTATTTCTGATTTAAAGCGCGGTAATTCTGTTGACAAAAACATGGCAAGCGCATTTGAAAGCGTACAGAATAGCTTTGATTCAATGATGAATGAGTTGAATCCAGGTTATCAAGAAATCAAGCGCAATGCAGATGCCGCTTATAGAAAGTTAGCGTTGCTTGGTAAAGCATCCACTAGCTCAGTTGGAAGTGAATTGGCTACACCAGCTAATCTTGCACAACAATTGCGTGCAGAAGACACTTCTGGCTGGAACGCTAATTTTGCTATGAATCGTTCTAATTGGTCAGATTGGGCAAGACAAAATATTGATTTGATGGGCAATAAATTCCCAGAATCTGGTACAGCGGCTAGGTCTGCATTGTCTGATTTAGTGACTGCTGGCATTGCCTCGCAGTTTGGCGCTATTCCGCAAGCATTAGCGACCTATGGAGCAGCTAGAGCGGCTTGGAGTCCAGCAGTACAGGATTATTTAGTACAACAAGCGATGAAACAGCCTGGACCACAACGCACTGTTGCAATTGCTGGTTTACGAAAACTTCTTGAGCCAGCGGGTGTTGTTGGCGCTTCTTACGCTACTAGCAGGTAAAACGATGTCAAACGCCTATCTATCTCCAATCCTCCAGCAGTCACAGTTTGATGACAACGGAAACTTTCTAGCTGGTGGTCTCATATGGTCGTATGTCGCTGGTACGACTACGCCACTGACTGTTTACACTACTAGCGATGCATCCACTGCATGGCCTAATCCGATTGTGCTTGATGCACGTGGTGAGTGTGGCGGTGAAATCTGGCTAGCGGCTGGATCTAGTTACAAGTTTGTACTAGAAGGCGCGCCACAGTACGGACAAACGCATGGCCCTGTTGTATCGACATTTGACGAAGTAACTGGAGTAAATGACACGGTTACGGTGCCAAGCACCAATAACTGGATTCAGTTTGCTGGTACGCCAACATATATATCTGCAACGTCTTTTAGCGTTGCTGGCGATCAAAGGACTACATTTCAGGTTTATCGCAGACTGCGTTCTAGCAATAGTGCTGGTACGATTTACTCATCTATTCTCACCAGCACATACTCCACTGGCATTACAACGGTTACAGTTCTAAATGACACTGGAACGCTTGATGCTGGATTATCGTCTGTCTATTACAGCTTTGTAGAGACTGATCCTAGCGCTATTCCTCCTCCATTTGCATCTGGAACGCGGTTGACGTTTGCACAGGCTGCTGCACCTTTTGGATGGACACAAGTAACGACATATAATGATTACGCATTGCGCCTTGTAAATACTGCTGGTTCTGGTACTGGTGGCTCAGTAGCCTTTACTACTGCTTTTGCAAACACAAATACTGGTGCGCATACATTATCTACATCACAAATACCTGCGCATACTCACGATGCTTATCAAAATACAGGAACAGCATCTTTTTTTAGCTCTGGTCCAGGTGTTATGGGTTATGCATATGTTGCAACAGGTAGCACTGGGGGCGGCGGGTCACACACCCATCCATTGACTCAAGCAGTTAATTATCTGGATGTAATTCTTTGCGAGAAAGACTAATGAAACTTACAATTATTCCAAGTGATGGCACTGTTTGCGAAGATAACGTGTGTTACAACAATCTTGTGTGGGTTGGTACACCAGCAGATGTACATGCGCTGCAATGGCAGGATGTTGCAGGCTGGATTGAATACAATGATGGCAAGCCAAATGAAGACATTACTACGCTGCCTGCATGGGTAGCCAATGCTGAGGCTGCATGGACTGAAGCTAATAAGCCTCCAGCACCTCCTGGGCCACCAACTGCTGAACAGAATCAGCAAACTGCAATTGGCTTGCTAGTCGCTACTGACTGGGTTAATCAGCCTGATGTGCGCAACACTGCAAACGTTCCTCATTTGTTAAATGGACAAGCGTTTGATGACTACAGGGTTGCTGTGCGCATTTACGCTGTTTATCCAAATGCTGGCTATATCGATTGGCCGGTTAAGCCAGTAGAACAATGGTCAGATCCTTTTGAAGGTATCTCATGACTGTAGAAGTTAAGTTGTCCTGTCCGCTAGGGTCTAAGTGCGAAGAGGCTAAGGATGGCGCTTTGCACAGATGTCACTGGTACATGCAAGTGCGCGGCGTTAATCACAACACTGGCGAAACTGTAAACGAATGGCGCTGTGCAATGGCTTGGATGCCAATGTTGTTGATTGAGAATTCTGGCATGCAACGTAGCACTAGCGCGGCCGTAGAGTCATTCCGCAATGCAATGATTGAAGGAAACATTCGTATCCAGAACGCAATGCAAGCAGCTATAGAACAGAAAGATGTACCAACTATCAGAGAAATCAATTAGTAAACTTGCTGGCGTGCATCCTGATCTTGTAAAGGTCATTAAGCGCGCTATTGAGATTACGCCAATAGATTTTACTGTGCTTGAAGGACTGCGCACTAAAGAGCGTCAAGCGTACTTAGTCAAAAAAGGCGCGTCTAAAACGATGCGTAGCCGCCATTTGACCGGACATGCAGTGGACATTGCACCAATCGTTAATGGTAAAGTTAGCTGGGACTGGAAGGATTACCATTCATTGGCGGCGGCTGTTAAGCAGGCGGCTAAAGAAGTGCAAGTTTTAGTAGAATGGGGCGGCGATTGGAAAGGCTTTCGCGATGGCCCGCATTGGCAATTAAGCAGGAGCGTTTATAAATGAACAAGTTTGGCGTAGCGCTATCACAACGTAGCACATGGATTGGCTTGACGGCGCTTGCGTCAGTTCTTGGTGTTCAGCTTGATCCAGAACAGTGGGAAGCTATTAGCAGTGTCGGCATTGCTGTTGGCGGCTTGTTTCTCACTTTCTGGAAAGACTAGCGTGCGCTGGATAGAGCTAGTCATTCCAATCTTAGCTGCTGCGTTGACTGCTTGGAGCATGATACAAAACAACAGCTACAGATTGGATAAACTGGAGGATGGCTTTGAAAAGCATCTTGAGAAACATGAAATACAGCAAAAGCAATTTCAAGAAACTCTTTATGCGATTCAGCGTTCCGTAGATCGTCTGGCACCAAAAGACAAGTAGTTACTTCGGCCAGAACATGTCGTAGATCGGCGCTACTGGCTGATACTGCGGCGTTACTGGTACTACTGGCATCACTTGCATGTCTGGAGTCTGTATAGGGCGCATGCTAGTGCCAAATGGACCGTAATCATATTCCTGTCTTGGTGGCTGTATGATCGTCATGTTGCCAATACTGCGTGCTGATGCGCCATTGGAGCAGGATACAAATCCATCGCCGTAGTTCATGCATGTGACGCTAGCGCTTGCAATTGAGGCTACAAGTGTTGCTACTAGAAATGTCATTGCTTTCATTTAATACTCCCGTTTCTTTAGTCGGCTTTTGCCATAAGTTTCTATACTTTGGCGGCGATACCACTGGTCGCGTGTGATCTTAGCGTGTTTGCAAGCGCTGCCGATGGATGATCCAAGTGCTACCAGTTCTTTTGCCTTATGATATCGTTTAGTTAAATTCTTATCTAGTGGCTTTCCTCCAGTTGGCTTTGCGGTTAGCTGCGTGTAAGTTTTAATCCATTCGTGTGCTAAGTGCTGAATGTCTTCGCCATCAACAGCGTCTTCCATGATGGATAGAGCGTCATCTAGTAGCTCTCTGCACTGTTTATACGTCAGCATCAGTTATGCCGTGGTGCTTTTCTGCGAAACGAACGCCTTGGATAAAACAAGTCTGTCTTGAATCGCCTGTTAAATAGCCAGAATCAACAAACGCTTTTTCAATCTCGTGCCTTTTTAACGGATGTAATACTTTCCCTCTGGCTTCAATAGCTCTAGCAAATTTATCAAAGTGAAAAATGGTTGAATGCACAGACGTTTCTTCTTCGCATTGGTTGTAAAGTTCTAATATCTCCTCCTCCGTCATCGGCTTTCTTGCTGGCTCCTCAGCATCATCGGAAGTGGTGGAAAGGTAGGCTTCAATGTCATCTTGAATATTAGTCCTAGCGGGTAAACCGCTTAGATATACAAGGGCTTTTTTCAGAAGTTCGCGTTCTTTGGTCACAACGATTTCCTCGCAAAACCCGCAGCATCATTCTTAGCAATAAACACCTGGTTAAACCTAAACAACTCAGCATGTTCTGGATACACCAGCGCAAACAATCGAGCTAAATATGGAGTGCTGTTGTTGCGAATTTTAAAGGCTCCGTTCTTTTCAGTTAACGCCGTGTGATGCCGTAAAAACTCCAGAATTGTTCTAGCGCTGTAATGCTTAAATCCAGCGTTTATCACGGCTAATGACTCTTTTTCAAATGCCTTCCAAATGTGAAAGTTGTCTGTTAACCAGTCTAAAAATGCATCTGGAATTTCTTTGTTTGTTTTGCCAAGTAATGTTACTTGCGCTAACGTTAAATTTTTCACTTCACTCTCCGCACATAAACATCACACCTAGTACCAAGTCCATCTGGTGATGACTCAGCGCATCTAAACTCTTTCTCATTCAGAATCACTGATTTATGCGCGTTCAATGCAAGTGTGATAGCACTAAAAGCTAAGATTAGTACGGCAAGGTTGATCCAATGATCAATAATCCAAGATCCAAGGTTTTCAATGTTTTTCATCATAGTCTCCAGTGTAACTAACATCAGTCATGTAGAAAGCGCGCACCATGCCAGCTTCTGAAAAGTAATCGTGCGAGTCAAATTCATGCACAAGCTCTTTTAGTGCCGCCTTGCGTCCATCTAAACGCGCCTGTCGTATATCATGCGCTCTAGCCATCCAAATATATTCAGCATCGCCTGGGTTCATCTTCTCGCGCATCTCTACTGGTAACGATTCCCAGAACTGTCTGAATGATCGACAATCGCCCATGTGTTGCTCCTCTAGTACGTAACGCATCTTGTTACTCATATCCAAGCTGAAAAAACTCTTCTATTGCATCCTGCAATTCGTAATCAACGAGTCTTGCCCAGTCCCAGCGATCGTATATTTCCATTGCGCCAATCATTCCACGCCTGATCTGAGTGCTTGCAGGCGCTCTGTAACCAAGTGAGAGTAGCCAGCTAACAGACTCTACGACAGTACGCATATCAACCTCATAGCGCGCTTTTGGTAGATTGTTCATTTGTATTTCTTCAGTTCTGCTGATGCTTTTAGGATGGCGGTTGCAATGTCTTCCAGTGCATTGGCTAGTATCTCTGTGTGAGATTGTCTAGTTGGCTGCTGGTCTTTTGCTGGCTGGATAGATTGGATGGCTTCCTTTGCTTCCAGCACTGCTTTATTTTTCTTTGCTCCTGGTAGATCCCAGACCATGATGCCCTTTGACTCAACCATTGTGCTGATGACTTTGCCTTTGGTGCGCAGTTCTGCAAGACGCGCTGAGATTCTTGCTCGAGCTGCCCGTGGATCTGTGTTTGCGTATGCACCTTCCTTCACTACGCGCAGATAAATGTCGTTGCTAGATGCTGGTCTAGGCATGCTTTTTAGCGTTGCGTAAATCAGATCCGTAGATGTTAATGGTCTCACTTATGTCTCCAATGTTTGTAATTAAAGGTGCCAAGCCCACGCATTGAACAGCACAGGGTAGGAGAGAGGCTGCCGCTCTGTCTTGGCTCAGTCGATGTTGACGCTCTGACTGCTTACGTTTGCTTCTACTCGTTGTGGTGAATTTTTGACTCTAAGATAGATTTCTTACGTACAACTACGCCAAGGTCTGCGCCTAGTTGATCTATCTGTTGCTGCAATCTGGCTATCCTTGCCTTGTAAAAATGAAGCCTGAATAGTCTGACTGCGCGCATGAGGTTCATTTTGCCGCCTCGACAGTTTTGTGCTGCAACATCTTAGTGTTGTAGTCATCGTTTGAAACATACGCAAATGCGCACAGGATGAAGACAAGTGCTAGAAGTTCCTTAAGCATGTGTAATCCTCCAAGTACATTAGTGGAAAGCGTGTCTCTTTGTCTGGGTGTGCGCCAATCCAGTTGCAATATGTGCATTCCCAGTAGTTACGTGTAGCGTTCCAGATGTCTGCTGGTTTGCCACATTCTGGGCAATAGCCAGGTGCTGTGTTTGGGGTGTCGAAGTCATCCATAGCGGCAACAATCAAAAAGGTTCGCAACCAATGCTAATCATGTTTTCAGCATGGACTTGCAGATCAGCATGCGACCAGTCGTACCAACGCATTGCAATTAGCAGCATTTTTATTGAGTGTCCCAACAAAAAAATGTCTACTTTCTCTTGCTCAGATGAAATCATTAAATTTCTGAAATTTTCGATTGACTTAACATATACAACGTCCATTTATCTCTCCGGTTGTTGCTCTGGGACATCCCCTCGGCTTGGATGTAAGAATAAGACTACATACACTACATGTCAACAACTATTTTTAAAATATTCCCCACTGTTCTGCCATTGCATCTGCAATGCCTTGATAAGTGCGGCTGCGCTCTTTCCAGCGATCTGCGCTAGGCGCTAACTTGTTCTGTCCGCTTTCTGTCTGGTTGCCACGCCTTGTTTTGTTATCACCTGGCAGCATGTCTGTTGGGGTCAGTGCTGGCAGATTCTTTAACCATAAGCATGTTTTCTTGCTGGCATCATCGCCAAACCACCAAGGCTGAATGATCTGATCTGGCTTGCGTATGCGTGATGAGATGACTGATACAGGGTTCTCAAGCGCTATGCGCTCTATGGGCGCATTTAAAAGCGCTTGCACAAACATCAAAGCATCTTCAGTCAATTGCGGATCACGTAAGCCCCTGGTGGTCCAGTGCATACCAGACACAGCAAGATAAGTGCATGGCGGGTGCGCGATCATCAGATCCCAGCCATCATTCAACAGCGTCAAAACATCACCAACAATGTGATGCGCTGAATCATCTTCTGCCGGTAACAGATCACAACTCCATGCATCATGTCCGCGCTGTCTAAACGCTTGACGCACGCGCCCCGAATATTCACAAGCTACAAGTACTTTCATTCCGTAATCCTCGCATCAAACACTGAGCGCAACTCCTCAACCGCTGCATCTGCATGCGCACAGGCTTCTGGGTTAGCCAATAACTCTGCACTACTGTAAACGTTCGTATCCGCCTCGCCATTGCGCACTGGTACGTTGTCTATCAAGTACAAGGCTTCATGCGGATTGTCTGCTGGTAGGCGCTTGTACGGCAGGACATCTGGGTGCAACACATGTTGACTGCAGCCTTTCAACTGGAACTCAAATGGAATCTCTGCATTGTCGTTGCGTGCGCATAAAAACTGACTCTGTTCTGTTGATGTTGAGTGTGCGCAGTTCCTACAAGACACATTGTCTGTAATGTGCGTTTCATGGCAGAAGGCATGGTAAGAGCACAACTTACACTCAAACCAACTTGGATCTGCGCTAATAGGTTCTGGAATGTAATCACTAAGAGCTATTCTTTTTGCACGTTCTACGGTTTTCTCAGCAAACTCTTTGTCCAGCTTCACAATCTCTGTGTAAATGTCGCTTGTGTTTTTATTAAGGGCATAGAACAAGCAACGATCCAGCTTTAGGCCAAGCATGTAACAATGAACTTGCGCCCAATAGATTGGCTTTGATTCTTGCAGTTTCTTCTTTTTTAAATCGTTAAAAGATTTGTCAGACAATGTCTTAATTTCAAGCAACAGCGTCTGTTTTTCTCGTCCAGGTACGTTTGTGATAATGCCATCACAAGATCCGCTAACATGACTGCCAAAGTCTATTTTGGCCTGTCGATGTACGATCCTGCATCCAATAGCTTTTAGCTCTTTGATTACTGTGTCTTCGTAATCATGTCCAAATTTAAACAGTTTCAGTATGCGACCAGGAAACTTTGAAGAAACAACATTACGAAATCCCAGCCATAACTTGCGGTCGCACTTTTCACCAATTTGACTGATCCCCATGTGTGGTCTTGGTGGATCTGCATTATCTTGATAACTTTGATAGATCAATGACTCTATAGAATGCACAGCTTCTGGAATAGCTGTCATATGTGCCTCCATGTTTTTTTATTTCTTACCGCATAGATTACAGAAATTGATACGCCATATTTTTCTGCAATACTTTTATGTGTTCCTTGCTCTTGTCTGATCATCAAAACTTTTTCATTAGTCAGTTTTGCGCTTCCTTGCTGCTCTCCTTTGCATCGTGGCACTTTGACGCGCTGACGCTGTGATGCTTGTCGCATGTTGTCTGTTTGCGTGCCAAGCTCTAAATGATCTGGGTTTATGCAAGCAGGAACATCACATTTATGCAGCACAAATAATCCATCTGGAATCTTTCCATGCGTAATCTCATAAGACGCTCTATGCGCTAATATTCCTTTTCCATTCATCGTAAAACGCCCATAACCGTGATTATTTTTTGCGCCAATCCATAAAATGCATCCTGTGCTTGTTGTTTCTCCGGTGTGTTCAGCTAATCGCACATGTACGGGCTGACCTCGCATATGTCTGCCATTGCCAGTTTTTTTCATAAAGTTTGTATAAAAAAATGCCCAACATCCATGTCGGGCTTAGTGCTATCGCTCAGTGAGGAATTACTTTTTCCAAGGCGGCGTGTTAGTAGACTTGGCTGTACTTGCTGCTGGTGCTGAGTCATCAGCCCTGTAGCCGCCAACTCTGTTTTGAGTACCGTACTGCTCGGACTCTTCAACGGTCAACTTAATCTTTAACCGCCCGCCAATAAGCTGATCTGAGTCCTTTAACGTATCAAGGCCAATGGCGCGCATCAGTTCACCAAGCTGCTGGCGACCTATCTCCTCAGCGCGCTGGTTTGGGTTGGTCAAGTTCACCATGCCAAAGACAACACGGCCAGCATGTGATGGCCCAGTGATGTCATAACGTACGTTAAGGTACTGACCTCCAGACTTAGCAGTTTTCAGTTCTGCGTTTGCGATGGTTGCGCTGTAAAAGCCAGCAGGTAGTGGATCGTAAGAGCCAGTGTTACCAGTAGGAAGTGCGTCAAGTGAGAATGATTCGTTAAGAAGTGCCATGTTAGTTAGTCTCCAAAGGTTTTACAGGGTACAAGTCATATTTTCTGCATGCAAGGTCTGCTGTATGTAGCAATGCATGCACGCATGTTTGCGGGTCAACTCCGTGATCTACATATGTTTCTATAAGAGACAGATATTGATCAGCAATCTGTTCTGCGTTTACTTTATCCATCGTTAAACTCAATACTAAAAGTTGCTCGTCCAGGTTCAGAAGTAATTGCTGGCATCAATGCTTTAACAACCTCTGGCGGTTGCTTGCGCCATGCGGACATGACTAGTTCACACTTCCATTTGGTGAAGTCGTTAATAGAGATGCCATCACGGTCTGCAAGCATCAAGAACGTTTCTGGATTGATCTTGCGGTTAACGCGACACGTTGCTTTAACTGTGTAGTTATCAACAACATGTTTTACAGTTCCTTCTTCGTCATCTGCAATGCGTAACTCCTTACGCATCTGATCCTCTAGCTGTCTACGTTCCTCGGCCGCTGAGCGCTCTATCTCCTTGAGTTCTAGCCAACGGTGTGCGTGTGCGCTATTCATCTTTGTCCTCTGTCTGTTCTTCTAGTGCTTTATGCTCAATGCCAAGCATTGCCTCGATAGCCGCTAAGCGCTGGTCGTATGCGCCAAGCAAAGCTGAGTGCATGTTATGGATCTGAGCGAACTCAGTTAGCACATTCTCTACGTCATGCTCTTGGTTGTTTTGATCTACTAGTGTCAGTTTCATGTTTTGTTACCAGTTACAATTTTATTGATGATGTGTCCAAGGTCAGCGTCCTCCCATGGGCTTAAACGCCCTGAGCGATCCTTAGCGGACCATAGGCCATCTGAGTCACACATCAGCGCGCGTTGTGGCTTTCCTTCTTCATCTTTCTCTACTCGTAGCGCTAGGACTTCATCAAAGAAATATGGAAGCTGCTGTGCCAGTTTGTTCCCCGGCATAGATGGTCCGTACAAAACGCGCCCAGCTTCGTCCTGCATCTTCTCCATCTTGGCTGACATGTAAACATGCTTGCCGGGAATGTCTCTAAATGCGCGAATCAAATCCGTCATCTGTTCCTGTAGCGCTCCATACGCTTGGCGAGGATCTTTGGTCAGCTTCTTCTCAGCGTTCAGTACAACTTCTGCAATCTCGCTGATGCTATCGAGCGCGACTGACTGAAACTGTTCAGCTTCTTTGCTGTGAGCCGCCCATTTGTAGGCCTCGTGTAGCTGCTCAATTGTCTTAACCTCGACATACGGAATGTCGTAACCATTAAGAGACAACAAGCCACCTTCAGCAGAAATAATGACTGGCGTTGGTAGCGTTGCCACTAGCGTTGTCTTGCCAGCACCAGGAGGACCGTAAACCAGTAGTTTGGAATTGTCAGCACCAAAGTTCTTAGTGCTGGAGAGTGAAATAGCCATTAAAGACTCCAGTTAAAGCCCCGGTTTGCACAATGCAGTTTGGGGTGCGTTGACAATGCTAGTGATTCTGTTCTAGCATGTCAAGGGGCAGTTACAAAAAACTTGGAGTACGTTAAATGTTGACTTTGGAAGAGATTAGAGAGCTTTTGCTAGATAGACGGCTAGATATGGTGGCTGATTCGACTGGCGTTGACTACAGCACTATTTGCGGCATCAAGTCGGGACGCAATGACAATCCTAAGTACAAGACCGTTAAGGCCTTGAGTGACTATTTTCAGAACAAGAGCAACGCATGATTGCAAACTCAGAATTTCTGGGGCATCTACAAGAACTGGTGTCACCAGGATCAAGCCTTTGGTGGAATGCATTTGCTGGAGACATAGACGCACCAGGGTTTACACCACCTTGGGGCGGTCAGCGGTACATACATGATCAATCAGACGTTGACTCGCTTGTTAACCGCAACACTTATTACTCGGTGGCAGCGTTAAAGCCATTCAATGGAGCGCTTAACAGGCGCAATGAATGCTTTGATCGTCTGTTAGTGTTGGTCGCTGACGATCCAGATATTACAAAGCTCAACGGTGAACCTAGTTACATCCTAGAGACCAGTCCAAACAACTTTCAAGTTGGATTGTTTCTTGATGTGGATGACGCGCTTGCAGCGGATTTAAACGCCGTAAGCGCATTGATGTCCGCAATGTCAGCAGTTGGCCTTATGCCAGCAGACTTGTCTGGCAACAATGCAGTGCGGTACGGTAGGCTGCCAAGAGGTATGAACCAAAAAGGTAAGCACAACAACTTCCAGCACAGGCTTGTTGAATGGAACCCAGAAAACAGCTACACGCTTGCAGATGCTGCTGATGTCTTTGGAATCACATTTGATGCAACCGCCAAGGTCTATTCATCTAACTCGCGCTTTGAGGAGCAGGGTGAAAAACTAGCTAAGGCTGTGCATGACATTATTCATGGTGTTGCGCTGCATGACAACATTAACAGACTCATCAGTAGCCTTGCTGCGTCCGGCCTGGATGATGGCGCAAACGTTAATCTTACTCGCGCTATCGTCAATCAGTCTGCGCGCAAGCATACAGATCCAAAAGTCTGGCAATCGCGGTACGATGAGATTCAAAAATCAGTTACTGACGCTTCCAAGTTTAAGCAACGTCAAAGCGCTGCACCAGACCAAGAAGGTGATGATGAATATCAGTATGAGCTTGACAAGCTAAAGCCAGTTGAGTTTGTCATTGATGGATTTATAAGCAACAAAATTACAGTCATTGCTGGCCCTCCAGGTGTTGGTAAAACTAGCTTGCTGGTGCCATTGTCATTTTATGCGGCACATTTGTGTGCCCCGGAAGCTGAATTAAAGCCAATGTTGAAGCGCAGAGTGATCTACGTTACAGAAGATGCGGAACAGGTTGAACGCATCATGTACGGCATTGTGAAGCATGAACAACTTAAAGAGCCAGCAGAAGGTTTTGGTTACTGGTTCAAGATTATGAACGCTAAACGGCAATCAAAAGAGGAGTTAGCAGACTTAGTTGAAGACATAAGATCCAAGTATACAGTAAACCTTGGGCCTGAGTTTAATAATTATGTCACTGAGCCGTTAATAGTATTAGATACTAGTAACTCAACGATTGATTTAGATAACGAAAACGATAACGCAGAAGCCGGAAAAGCAATATCTGGCATTAAATGCGCAATGAATAGATCAGCTATCTGGCTAGTTGCACATACTGCAAAAGTTGCCAGCAAAACAGAAGTTGAACAAATATCTGCGCGTGGTGCTGGCGCGTTTGAAGGTGATGCAAATGCCGTAGCATACTTATTAAATCTTGATGGCAATAGGTTTTTAACCCTCGGTAAGCGCCGCTTTGAAGCAGATTACACAGACATTAGATTTGAATCTTTTGCTGACTCAGAAACCGTATCAACGCCGTGGGGTACGCAGCAAACTGTGCGTTACAGGTATGGCATTCCATGCGTTTCAAGCGCACAGGAACGCGATGACGTTAAGAACTGCGGTGCAGAGGCAGCTAAGGTGCAGACTAGAGCGCGCATCAGGCTGGAGATTCTGACCGCCCTAAGCAATCATGGCGAGATGTCTAAGAACAAGATTAAGAGCTTTGTGCAAGGCAAAGACACGATCATCAGCGAGGTGCTAACTGCCCTTCTAAATGAGTCAATGATCGTCATGTCGGAGTTCGGCCAAAAGCATCTTTATCGAGTCGTCAACGAACGTCCGTACAGAAAAGACTAAAAAAAAGGGAATCGGTTAGTGTGAATTTTTTGTCGTTTTTTGTAGTGTTTTGTCGGGTGTGTAGTGTTTCAAAATCGAGATTTTTAACCGATTCCTTCCCTAAGGAAAATAACGAGGGAATCGGTTTGTGCGCTATTGAGCGCGCACTACACCGTCCCCTGATCCCTTGCAACCGAGGCCCCGGGGGAATCGGTAAGGGAAGCGGGGAACCGGTTAGTGTCATTTGCAAGGCAATAAAAAGAATGTAACAATACCAGCATGCTAACCCTTCAGCTTCCATATCCAGTGTCAATGAACAGCATCTGGCGCGTCTACAAGGGTCGTCAGGTTCAGTCCAAGGAAGCGATCAAGTACAAAAATGAAGTCAAGTACATAGCGACACAAAAGAAAGCACCAATCACACATGACAACGTATCCGTCATTTTGGAGCTACAGCCAAAGCAAACAATCTCTGGCCGCGCCTATGAAAAATGCATTGACCTTGATAACTGCATTAAAGCAACCCTAGACGCATTACAAGGCGTAATCATCGCAAACGACAAACAAGTAAAACGTATATACGCCTATTATGGCGATCCAGTACCAGGTGGCGGTTTATTAATAACAATAGAGAAATATGTCTGAACGATACGCGGCTGAATATCAACCAATTTGGAAACACGTAGAAGAGATACCGCCACCAAAAGGTGCAAAGGTTTTATTACGCACTGAGTATGGTCAGGCAATCATTGGGCAGTATTATCCAGAAGGAAAGTTTACGCACTGGTGTGGGCTTCCGAGACATGCTCCTGGAGACAAGCAGTAACTTATGGCGAAGCCAAGACATAACTTAATTAATATGACATTTACACGCTGGACAGTGATCAACGATGCAGAAAACTCTGCCCACGGCAAACATGTCGTAGTCGTCAAGTGCAGATGCGGGACAGTACGTGCAATTCTTGCACAGAACTTACTGCGCGGTCAGTCAAAGAGCTGCGGATGCTTGCAAGTGGAAAGAGCATCTGAAACACAACGCGCTAGATGGGCGGCGTTACGCAATAAAACATGATATGATTTATTTGCGGCAGGGAAATGCATATCCCGTTGAGCTAGTCACTCAACAGCCGCATCCCACAAGACTACTCTATGACTGGAGGTCTAAATGCTTACTCAAGCACAACTCAAAGATTTAGTTGTCTATTGCCCAGAACGTGGTGGTTTGTATTGGGTAAAGCCAACAGGAAAAAAAGCAAGAATTGGTCATCGTGTTGGCGCAAAAACGTTAGAAGGATATAGGCAAACAAGCATCTTAAGGATTCAATATAAAGAGCATAGGCTTGTATGGTTGTATCATTATGGATGTTTGCCAAACAACGAAATTGACCATATTAATGGCGTGCGAGACGATAACCGCATAGAAAATTTGCGAGATTGTACGTCAGCGCAAAACAAACAAAATCTAAGAAATTGTACTGTTAGAAATAACAGCACAAAAATTTTAGGTGTGTACCAACAGTTAACGCATTCTCCTAATTTTGTTGCAAGAATAAGCGTAAATGGAAAAAACGTTTATCTTGGTACATTTAAAACCAAAGAAGCCGCAGCAAAAGCGTATGTCGCGGCAAAGCGTAAACATCACAATTATGGAACTTTATAACAATGTCATCTTTTGAGAGCTTAGAATTAGATGTTTGTCGCTGGGCAGATGCACGAGGGATTCTCAAGAATGGCAATCCAAAAACCCAAATGCTAAAGGGCGTGTCAGAGCTTGGTGAGCTAGCTGACGCGGTTGCAAAAGACGACCTACACGGCATCATTGATGGCATTGGAGACACTCTAGTAGTGCTAGCAATCGTAGCGGACATGTACAGTCTTAGCCTTAAAGACTGCTTGCAAGCAGCCTATGACGAAATTAAAGACCGCAAAGGCTATCTCAACAGTGCTGGTGTATTCATCAAAGAGGAAGCCTAGCTATGGTTGAGAAAGAGCTTGCGTACTACATGCTTGCTGTAATCATGATGTTAGGTCTATGGATTGTGTATTTGCTTTACAGAATTGGCGAATTGAAGATAGACATAAAAGGCTGGGATCATGCCTTGGTGCGCTGTCATGAAGAAAAGCAAAAGCTAGAGATTAAAAAAAACACAATGGTTGAGCGTGTAAAAAAGGTGCTAGATGTATACGAAACAGGAAAATAGAACAGAGAATGGCGAAGACATAAAAGTTCTGCCAACCGTTGGCTATTGCATCATTGATGGCAACGCAACTGTTAGTTTACTAACAAAACAAGATGACAATCAGTTTACGCTTTTTGCTTATGATCCAGAAGAAGCGCGCATGATTGCTGAAGACTTAAACACTTGGGCTACAAGGGTTGAAAAATTAAGAGAAAGCAAACAATGAGCGATTACATCATAGAAACTGGCTGGATCAACATTTATCCAGCACATAGCGTCTGTTCATGCGGTCATGCAACCGCAAAGATACATCCAACAAAAGAACACGCTGATGCACATGCTGACGACAAACGCATTGCATGTGTGCGTGTAGAGTACGAGGTGAAGCAATGAACGCAGACGACTATCAAGCTGGTGGCACCCACTACAAAGACATGGCCGTACAGCCATGGTCCGTCATGGAACAACTATTGACAAAACAAGAGTTCATAGGCTATCTAAAAGGTAATATAATCAAGTACGCAATGCGCGCTGGCCTCAAAGACGAACACGATGGCGAAAAACTTAAACATTACATGCAAAAGCTCAACGAGTTCGGCATCAAGGTCCTGTAATGATTGCGAGTATTATGAGCCACGAATTCATGTACCTGGCTTCGGCCATTGTTATTTTAACTTTCATGGCTTTGACGACCTGAAGGATGGCATGTCATCTGACACATGTGAGTTCTGGATAGAGGTTGATGATTAGTTTGCTAGTTACATTAACGTGTCGGAGCGTTTGGCTTCTAGCAATGACAGCCAGGAACAGACTGGCGCTTAATTCTTACTTGGAGCACGTTTATGCCTAGACCAACACTAGCATCACTCTTGGAAGACTTCCGTAACTGGAACAAAACACAAGACTGGATGCTTAACAAGCAGCGCGACATCTACGGCAACGAAGATCCAGACACAATTGCATTGAACGAAAAGCTAGCCGGTATCGGTACCGCTGACATGGGGATAATGGGTTCCAGTGTTGGTGGATTGGCTGGGATGCTAATTCCAGCTATTGGAGTCAATAAAATCCCAAAGATAGAAAATCTTGCTAAAGCTGCTGATAAGTTTATTTATCATTCTGGAACAGCGGATATGGCTCCTGACTTGCGCTATGGCATTACACCAACAAATGAAGGCGCTTGGATTCGTGAGGTTGCAGAAGGCGCAACAGATGATGTAGATAATTTATTAGAGCAATCTACTCCATTATCTTGGTATTCAAGCACTCCAGAATGGATAAAAATTAAAGTCGCAAGAAAATTAGGTAAAGCGCTAACAGATGTAAATGAACAGGACATTTTGGAGCATGGTCATTTAGCTATGGTTCCAAAAAAAGGACAACATGCTAAAGATGTTTGGTATGTTGGCAGCGGAGGATTGCAAGATGACGTTATCAATTTGCTTGGACAAAAGAAAACACCAAGTTTGACTGATCTTTATGGCGAAAACAATTACGGACAGCGCACAGAACCGTTTGGTGTTGAAAGAAACGAATATGTTACAACTCAAGACATTGAGCCAATGTTTCAGTTAACAGGAAATGATTTGTTGTCTTTTTTAAAAGCAATAGGGTCATCAGGTGGAAAATAAAGTACGGGAAAATACGGGTGTTGGTAATCGCGGTCGCGGCAGGCCAAAAGGCGCGCCAAACAAAAGCACAGCAGCCATAAAAGACATGCTGCTAGCCTCACTCGATGAGGTTGGCGGTCAAAACTACTTCAAGCAACAAGCGCTAGATAATCCAAACGCTTACATGGCGCTTATTGGCAAGATCATTCCAGCCGAAGTAAAGAATCAAATCACTGGTGCAGATGGCGGTCCAGTTCAACACAGCGTAAAGCTAAAGTTTGGTGATTAAGCTATAATGATTATGCGCGGCAGGGAGGCATCCCGTCAGATTTCGCAGCTGACAGCCGCGCCACTCCATGCGAACCTTAGCGAGAGGAAGCCAATGATTACGCAAGAACTTCTGCATTCAATGTTTTCTTATGACCCAATTACTGGGTCATTGTTGTTTAAGACTCATTTGGCTGGGACACGTAAAAGACAAGTTGCTGGCTATGGGCAGAACAAAGGATATTTGTCCGTCAGCATTCAAAACAAAAAGTATTTATTGCATAGACTTGTATGGATGTTCCATCATGGATCGTTTCCAAAAAACAGTTAGATCACATCAATGGAATTAAGCGCGACAATAGAATAGAAAATTTAAGAGAAGCAACTGATTCTGAAAATCAGCAAAATCAAAAAAAGCCACCAGCACACAACACGTCTGGATTTCTTGGTGTCACAAAATACAAAAGAAATGGAAAATGGGTTGCAGGAATAAAGTTAAATGGCAAAAGAATAAACCTTGGATACTTTGATACGCCAGAAGCTGCACATGCTGCATATCTTCAGAAAAAGAAAGAACTGCACCCGTTTCAAACGCTAATATAATGGAAACAATTGCTCATTTTCCCCCCAAGATGCGTGGTCTTTTCGATCCATATCGATACAAGATTTATCACGGGGGGCGAGGATCTGGAAAGTCTTGGGCATTCGCTAGAGCATTGTTAATTCAAGCGGCGGCGGAACCGTTGCGCGTTTTATGCTGTCGCGAGGTTCAGAAAAGCATCAAGCAATCTGTGCATCAATTGCTTAAAGACCAGATTCAAGACCTTGGATTTGGATATTTGTTTGACGTTACAGAAACAGCAATTCGCTGCAAAAATGGTTCAGAATTCTATTTTGCTGGTCTCGCCCAACACACAACTGAGTCGATCAAAAGTTATGAGGGCATTGATCGTGTCTGGATTGAGGAAGGGGCTACGATCACAAAGAAATCTCTTGATATTCTTATTCCTACAATCAGAAAAGAAAATTCAGAAATATGGATTAGCCTTAACCCGGATCTTGATACTGATGAGGTTTATAGTCGCTTTATCGCAAATCAGGTTCCAGGGTCTTTGGTTGTTCAGGCAAATTACAGCGATAATCCATACTTTCCAAGCGTTCTTGAAACAGAGCGTGCGCATTGTGAAGCGCATAGCAAACATGACTACGAAAACATCTGGCTCGGTAAACCCAAAACTGTTGTCGATGGCGCAATCTATGCAGATGAGTATCAGAAACTGGTCGAAGAGCATCGTATTAACCTTGTAACGTCTGATCCAATGCTGAAGTCACATGTTGTTGTAGACCTCGGCTGGAATGACGCAATGTCTATCATTGTTGCTCAGCGTGCAGGCTCTGAGTGCAGGATAACGCATTACATCGAAGAGTCATTTCAGACGTTGGACTGGTACTCTGCTGAACTGCGCAAGCTCAACCTCAACTGGGGAAAGATGTGGCTTCCGCATGATGCTGTACACAAGGACTACAAGACTGGCAAGAGCGCTGCTGAAATCATGACGATGCTAGGCTGGGAGACAGAAGTCATACCCATTGGCAACGTAGAGCATGGCATTAAGCTATGTCGCATGATGTTTCCAAGGGTTTGGATGGATAAGGAAAAGACTAAGCGTTTGCAGGAATGTCTCAAGCGTTATCGCCGTAGTATCAATGCAACGACTAACCAGCCATCTGGCCCATTGCACGATGAATACTCACATGGAGCAGATGCATTTAGGTATCTAGCAACATGCATAGACCTATTTAGGAATGATAATATACGGCAACGCAAACCACGCGATCTTGGCGCGTCTAGCTGGATGAGCTTTTAGGATACAAACATGGCTAACTTAGATACTGATTCCGTACTGAACTCTCTTGGCGTAGAGCCAGAAGCTAACGAACGTAGCGATATGGATCAGGAGACGCTAAAAGAGATACGCGAACGGTTTCAGCAGGCAACAAAATTTGAAGGTCAAGGAAGACAAGACAGGCTAGATGATATTCGTTTTGCACGCCTCGGTGATCAGTGGTCAGAGGCGGCTAAGTACGACAGGAACCGTCCAGGCCAAGAGCGGCCAATGCTTGTTGTTAACAGGCTCTTGCAGTTCCGTGATCGTGTCGTAAACGAAATCAGACAGAACACGCCAAGTATCCGTTACCGGCCATCGAACAATGAAGCTGATGTAGAGACAGCAGAAGTATTGATGGGCCTTGCGCGCCACATACAAGACAACAGCAACGCACCGATTGCATACGATACTGCTGTTGAATGGCAAGTAGACACTGGCCTTGGATACATTCGCGTCCGCAATGACTGGGCATCAGACACTAGCTTTGATCAGGAAATCTACATTGATCGTATTCCAGATCCAATGAAGGTCTATTACGATCCGCATAGCAAGACACCAGATGGCTCAGATGCTGAGTGGGCGATTATTGCTGAGGAAATCAGCAAGGATGAGTTTAAGCGTCTGTATCCAGATGTTGATCTAAGCTCTTGGGAAGCGGCTGGTAATGGCGACATGCAAGGCTGGTACACCAGTGATTCAGTGCGTATCGCTGAGTATTACTACCTTGAGCATGAGATGAAGGAGATATATGACGAAGAAACAGGCCAGTCTCGCATGGCTGACATTAAGCGCTGCATGTGGTGTAAGGTTGGCGGTCATACGGTACTAGAGCGCACTGAGATTCCATGCAAATACATTCCAGTCGTACCAGTCATTGGGCATGAAGTCTGGTTGCAAGGTAAACGTCATCTGTCTGGTCTTGTTCGTAACGCTAAGGATGCACAGCGACTGTATAACTACTATCTGTCAGCAAATGCTGAGAACGTAGCGCTTGCGCCAAAGGCTCCATTTATTGGCGTTGCAGGACAGTTTGAGACTGATCCTAACTGGGCTGTTGCGAATAAGACTAGCCTTGCATATCTCGAATACGATCCTGTCTCTATTGCTGGCACTCCTGTTGGCGCTCCACAGCGCGCACAGCCACCACAGGCATCAAGTGCAATCATGCAGGCTATTCAGATTGCCGAGAATGACATCATGCAGTCTATGGGAATCTACCAGCCTAGTCTTGGTGGTGACTCTAACGAAACTTCTGGACGCGCATTGTTGCTGCGTCAGAAGCAAGCAGAGACTGGTAACTTCCATTTCCAGGACAATCTTAATCGTTCAATCCGTCAGGTTGGGCGCATTGTGTTGAGCATGATTCCGAGGATCTATAACCGAGCTAGAGTTGTACGTATCCTTGGTGAAGATGGGTCGCCAAAGTCTGTCAATCTTGATCCAAGCCTGCCGCAGGCCAGCGCTAACACTGACAATCCAGCAATCGATAGCATCTATAACCCAACCATTGGTGAATACGATGTTGTCTGCGATTCTGGGCCTAACTACGCAACGAAGCGTGATGAGGCAGCAAATATGATGCTGTCATTGACTCAAGCGAACCCACAGCTATTCCAGATGATTGGCGACCTGATGATGAAGAACATGGACTGGCCTGGTGCTGAGGAAATCGCCAAGCGTCTGCAAGCCATGTTGCCGCCACAGTTCCAGCCCAGTGCTGATGGTACTAAGGTTGATCCACAGGTTATCCAAGCGCAGCAGATGATGGAGCAGATGGCTACGCAGATGGAGCAGATGGCACAACAGGTCCAGATGATGAATCATCAGAACCAGTTACTGGTCGATTCCAAAGAACGCGAATGGTACGAAGCTCAGACTAAGCGCATGGATGTCGAAGGTAAGCTGATGATGACTGATGCGCAGTTACAGGCAGCAGTGCGTGAAAACCTGATGACAATGATGGCGGCTGGTTCAGCAGAAGTCATGGAATCTAACCGCGAACTTGAAGAAGCAGAGAACGCATTGATTGCACAGCAAATGCAGCCAGCACAGCAGCCACAACAGCAGCAACCAGCAATGCAAGGTCAGGCATTAAGCGTTGGCACAATGAGACGACAGCCCGATGTACAGGCATTAACAGGCGAAGCAAAACCAGGAGAAAGTAATGAGTGATGAGACACAAGTATTTGAAACAGTAGATGACGATGCTGGCGTACAAGACAACGATCAAGCCACTATCGATAATCAAGACAATTCACAAGAGGGGCTTGAAGAGGCGCATGAGCAACAAGCAGACGAACAAGGAGAGAAGCAAAAAGATCCGTGGTACAAGCGCAGGATCGATGAACTTACGCGAGACAAACATGAGGCTCGTCGTCAAGCTGAGCGGCTTGAGAAGATCCTTGAGCAGCAGGAACAGCTTCTCAAGCAGTACCAGCCAAATGGACAGCAACAGCCTCAGCAATCAACTCTACAGCCTCCTAATCCAGCCGATTTTGCTGGCGGCCAGTATGATCCTCGATACATGGAAGCAATGCTTCAGTACACTCGGTCTAGCGCTGTCGAAGAAGCTAAACAGGCAGTTGCCGCAGAGTACCAGCAGCGCGCACAGCAAGAAGCAGTTATGGCTGCACAGGCGCGATTAGAGACCGCTGAAACCGCTGCACGCGCTAAGTACTCAGACTATGACGCGGTTATTGAAGGTGTAACCTCAGATCCACGGCTTGCTCAAAATGAAACCATTAAAGCAGCGCTACTAGGATTGGATAATGGGCCAGACGTTGCGTATCTCCTTGGACGAAACCTGGATATTGCGTATGAGATTGCGAATACCCGCAATCCTATTGCTGCTGGAATGAAACTAGCAGAGCTGATGAATCGCGCACCAAGGAAGGTTGCAAACGCGCCAACGCCAATTAAGCCTATCAATGGCGCGGCTGGTGGCGTAGCTGGTGCAGGACGCAGCTACAGTGAAATGTCTACGGCTGAGTTTATTGCTGCGCGCAATGCTGAAGAAATGGCGAAACGGCAAGCACTCTACAAACGGTGATATAGTGAGATAGTCAGCGCAATGCTGACAGTCTCCATATCACTCAAAGGCCAGCGTTAAAAACTGGCCTTTTTTTATGCTAATATATGTTTGCGGCAGGAGGTTCGAAACTCCGTCTGGATTCACGCCCAGACAGCCGCACCCTCAAGCGTGACCATTCGTGCTGGTGATCTATGAAGCAGTTCTACGTCTACATCCATAAAAAGCCTGATGGCACGCCGTTTTACGTTGGTAAAGGCACAGGAAGGCGTGCATATCAGTTCTATAACAGATCAAGCTGGCATAAAAACATCGTAGCCAAATATGGCAGAAACAACATTATCATTGAAGTTGTGAACTGTTTGAGTGAAGCGCAAGCATTTGATCTAGAAAAGATTTACATAAAACAGTTTAAGCATAGTGGAGTGTGTTTAGTTAATTTGACTGATGGCGGTGAAGGACATAGTGGCTTCAGGCAAACACCGGCAATGAAGAAAAAACGCTCTGAAACCTTAAAAAGGTTTTATGCTTCAGAGACTGGTAAGCAAGTTAATGCTGAGCTAAATAAGCACAGGATCGGGAGAAAAAACACCCAAGCAACAAAGATAAAAATGAGTAGCGCAGCAAAAGGCAAACCAAAGACTGCGCAACATGCTTTGAATTTGTCAAAAGCTCGGGTTGGAAAACCAAGGACAGGAAGCGGAATTGGTTTGGCTGGCGTTAATTGGGTGAAATCACAGCAATGTTGGAAAGTTGTTGAGTGTTTCCGTGGCAAAACAACTTTTTATGGAAACTTTAAAAATTTGTTAGATGCCGCTGCGCATAGAATTTCTTTACAAAATAAAAAACAAATGGTATAAGTCGGATACCAAGCGTTGACACGGCCCTTGTAGCGCTTGCGGCATATCAGATCATTCGAGGGATTGGCTCCTATCTGAAAACATATATGGGCATACCATTTATTTTTTCATCATTAGGAGGTTCGCATGTCGAACAATTTGCTTACCATAAGCTCCATTACTAATGAGGCTTTGCGTGTGCTGACCAATAACTTGGTTTTCACTCGCGCAGTATCTCGGCAGTATGACGACCGTTTTGCAATTGAAGGGGCCAAAATCGGCACTACTATCAATTTGCGTAAACCGCCGCGTTATATTGGTCGTACCGGTCCTGCACTTCAGGTTGAATCTTCAGTTGAAACGTATGTTCCGCTGACTCTGGATACTCAGTTCGGCGTAGACATGGCGTTTACGACTCAGGATCTTACGATGAACATCAGCGACTTCTCTGATCGTTTCATTAAGCCTGCTGTTGCAGCGATTGCTAATAAGATCGATTATGACGGTCTTCAGCAGTTCTACAACGTCTACAACCTTGTCGGCACGCCTGGTCAGTTGACTGATGGCGCTACGACTCAGGCTGAGGCGATTGCTTCTATTCTGGCTGCACGCCGTAGACTGAATGAAGAAGCTGCACCGATGGACGAAGATCGTTCATTTGTTGTAGATCCCGCAATCGAAGTCGGCATTGTTTCTGGTCTGACCAATCTGTTCAACCCGCAGGGTACGATCAGCGCTATCTTCAAGAAAGGTGGCCTTGGTGACTCTACGCTGGGCTTCAACTTTGCGGCTGATCAGAACGTTGGTAACTTCACCACTGGTACTGCTACGAACTTCACGGTTTCTGCACAGTCTGGTGGTTCAGTACAGACCAATGCTCAGACCACGTTTACGCTGGCTGTTAGCTCTACCTCTGGCACTCTGACCAAGGGTACTGTCTTCACCATTCCTGGTGTATATGCAGTTAACCCGCAGAACCGTCAGTCAACTGGCTCACTGCGTAACTTTGTTATCACCAGCACTGCTGCTGGTAGCTCTACCAGTCTGTCTATCTTCCCGACTCCGGTCTTTAGCGGTCAGTTCCAGAACGTTACCAGTGCTACTGGTGCAATTGCTTCTGGAACCGCTACGATCCTGTCTGGTGCGTCTGGCTCTGCTGCAAGTTATGCACAGGCTCTTGCATTCCACAAGGATGCATTTGCACTGGGTACGGCTGACCTGATCCTGCCGCAGGGTGTGGATATGGCTGGTCGCGCTTCGGCT